TCTGCATCAAATATAATGTCCAGGTTATTGTCCTGGAGATATCCTGTGGCAGACATAGGCCTCCTGTTCTCTGTCAGTGGAAGTAAAAGGTTTCCACTAAGGACAGATATCCTCACATAGTTTATATAGTCTGGGGGCATAACCATCTTAAGCTCGTCACCCATCTCCTGCTCTATGACCTTTATGTTTCTAAGTGCGTCATAGTTGAGCTCCTGTATCGCTCTCTTTGCATGAAATATAACGGTATATCTGTCGACATTATTTACAAGCTTGTCATTACCTACATACATCAGCATGAAGTTGTTCACTATGTCAGACATTGAGACATACTGATATGAACCCCAGTTGCTGTCTTCAGGTATAACCCCACCATTTGTATAGTACTGATAGTTAGTAATGTATCCCATTGTCTATTGTTTTTGTTGTGCGTCCTGAAGCTCTTCAGATTTAGCGGCCTTTATAACGTCAGCCTCTCTTATAGAAACTCCAGAGTATTGTAATATCTTTATAACTAGGTTTGAAAAGTCACTCTTAGGTAACTCAAAGTCCTGATAGTCAGGTGCGGACGGGTAGAACAAGGGGTCAGAGTCTGTAACACTTGTAGCTATATACGTCCACTTAGGATCCAGTGGATACCTTATGTAGTCTATCTGCACGTTTGATGTTATACTTGTAGGGTAGACATTGAATCCATTATTGTCAAGCGTGTATACTGGGTATGCAACCGTAGGTGCAGTAAGGTTTGATGATATTAGGTTTAATATCTTTCTATGACTCACCTCCTCTATCTCTACAGAGTTGTTGTATATCAACTTATCTACAAAGTAATAGTCTGTCGGTGGAGTAAACTCAGACCCAGAATACGTAAGACTTGCCTTTATAAAGAAGGTGTCTAATACGTCTGATATCTTTTTAGGTATGTCTGCATATCCCTCGCCATGAAGCCTTGCATTCTCCTTAACTATAGCATTGCTATAGGAGTATATGTACTGCTCAAATATCTCAAGCTGTGCCTGCTTTGCAAACAGGTTGAACTCAAATGGAGTAATGTATCCCCTGTTGTCCTTGCTTATTATAGATAGTACGGTATTTCTTACTTCGTTAATCATCCGTGTCGTTTTAACAAAGATAAATAAAAAAAGGCACTTCGATTAAAAAGTGCCCTCCTTGTAGTAATCTTAATGATTTAAGAATTTGCAATTTGAGAAACTGCAACATTCAAACTAACTTCCACAGGTACAACTTCTGTCCATGGCTTAATAAGTGCCTGCTTCATAGCGTCTTGAAGTGCTAATAAAACACTAAAGTCAGCATCTGCAGCATGAGTTACTGTTGTAACTGTACCATCAGCATAATGAATAGTTGTAGCTGTAGCTGTAGCTGTAGCTTCGTCAATTAATTTAACTCCTGATACGGATACTAATTGATTTCCTAAACCTGTAACTGGTATTTCTATAAACTTTTCCATTGTTAAAAAAATTAATGGGTTAATAATACCACAAATATACTAATTATCTGATATCTTTTCATCCAAGAATTTAAACAGCTCAAGTCCATCATTAGACTGTAGGTATGAAGCTAATACATATACTGGATCCTCTCCAAAAGGTATAGTCATAAGCTTCTTCCTGTTCTCCTTCAGGTTGAAGTATATATCCTTCTTATTGTTTCTCAGTGACAGGTATCCGTCAGATATAGCTCTAGATGCTATGTTGTTTACACGTAGAGATGGATCATTCACGGTCTCCATAAAGTCCTGTGGATATCTCTTAGCATAAAGCATGATATCTCTCTTGATCTCGGCACTTGTCATATTAGAAACCTTTCCTCCTAGTAATACTTGGGCCACAGCCTCCATCATTCCGAAGTCCATATCCCTAGCCATCAACTGAGCGTCAAGCTCGCTATACATAAAGTCTACATCCTCCTGTGCATCCTTCTCATTGTCAAACTCATAGAACTCTATACCGTTCTCTGGATGGTAGTGCAAGAACTCCTGTAGAACTGGATTTGTCTTTGGAACCCTTAATACTCCGTCCTCAAAAACAACAGGCTCAAGAATTACATTCTTATCCTGCTCATCAACGAATGGTGAGTTTGAGTTACGTGCGTAACGAAGAGGTCTACTCATATTATTCTCCTCATCGTAGTACAGTAATCTTTTTCTTGGTGTGTCTTTAGAAGCAATAAAGTATGAAAGTGGTTGCTTCTCTCCCTTTAATAGATATATTCTATCCTTGGGCTCTAGTATTGATTTTCTCTTTTGCATTTTATTTTATTTTAATTTAACAATAAAAACCAGGGGCCGAAACCCCTGGTATATTAATAGTCTATATTATCCTTTGAATAATACGAAGTTATTAGCTCCCATAACACAAAGTGCTCTTTCTGACAAGAAGTTAACCTGCATTTTGTCGATGTCGTTAGTCATCGCACCACCTGCAGAACCTGTCATCCAAGTTTTGTATCGACGATCCTCAGCCTCAGAAGCTCTGTAACGTACATGTAAGAATGGACGTTTAGCGTTCTTACCAAGAACTTGATCGTAAACTGTAGTTGTACCAGCAGGTACAAGTACACCGTTGATAGCTCCACCAACTAAACCTCCACGAAGCGTAGCATCGTTTAAGTATTTCCAGTCAGTCTTATAGAACTCATATCCTCTCTTAAATCCAGAGAATCCAAGGTTAAGTGCCATCTCCTCAGAGTTGTCAAACAATCCGTAAGATGTACCACCAGCTCCGTAAGAGTTTTGAGCAGCCAACATGTCATCGATATCGAAAGAGAACTGACGGTTCAAGAACAATACGTTCTCAGCGATAGCTCCCTGCTTGTCAAGACGTTGTACGATAGTATCAAAGTCAGCCAATGCAGATGGGTTACCACCTGACCATACGTTACCTCTATCCTCGATAGTGTCAAACATACCCTGAGTACCAGCGTTAACAACACCAGCTGAAGGAGTTGAACCAGAAAGTTGAGCCTCAGCAGAAGATCCTGACGCTGCAGGAACGCCTTCTACCATAGCCATCTCTAAGTAGTCCTCAAATCGTAGACGAGTCTCGTGCTCTGACTTCAAGTACCAAAGGTATCCAGTAGCACCGTTTTCAGTTGTAACCTCAACCCATCCAACTTGAGCCATGTCAGATCCTGACACTTCGTAGTTGTCTTTGATGATGATTGGCTTACACTCGAAGATGTCATCCTCAGCCTCTAAAGATCCCTTCATTCCTTCTGTTCCTTTTTGAAACTCAGAACCGTAAACAAATGCAGTTACCTTGTTTGATCCAAATGGGTCAGTAGTCTCTAAAGAGTAGTATGCCACATCAAAGTTAGCACCAGCAGGATCAACTGCTGTAATTAAAGCCTTCTTAGATACAGAAGAACTTTCGTCAGACAATAAAACTGTCTGATTAACTCTAAATACACATGCACCAGATGCAAGAGTGAATTTCTGCGTAGCAGCTCCTGTAGTGTGAGAGAAAGTACTAGCAGTTAATCCTTGGTATTTAGTATGTAAACGTCCTTGCTCTGCCCATTTAATTAAGTCAGAGTTTGTAGGAAGTTCTGCACCGACCATTCTCAAGAATGATGAGATTGATCTGTTTCCATATCGCTCAAATTCAGCTTCATAAGTATCAGGAAGATACTGTGTCAAGAAGTCGAAATTGGTGATATAATTCGTAGGCAATGTTGCCTTTACCGAGCTAGGTGTTATAGCTACACCTGGACTCGCTTGTAATGATCCAGCCATTTTTTCTAATTTTTACGTTTTTTAATAATTAATCTATTGCTGCGATCTGCGTCTACGCTTCTGACCTGAAACCCTTCCTTTTTGATAACCTGTGTAGACTTACGAGTCATGTCAATGTTTTTAGACTCTTTAGCCACATCACCTACCGCATCTGCCATACCCTTCTCGTAGAAGTACTTGGCAAACTTTTCAGGGTTTGAAGCCACAGCTATAGAACGATGGAATCCCTCGATATCCTTAATAAAACCGTCGTCACCTGTAAACTTATTAACAAAGTTATTAAGATCAGACTGTTCATTAAGCAAGGTCTTGCTGTCAGATGGCTTATAGACAAGCTTCTTATCCTCCGATACATTGAATCCGAAACCTTCGAAATTCTCAGAAAATAACTCTCCCGTCTTACTTGAAAAGTATTGAGCCCTCTTAGCAAGCTCCTGATCGTTTGCAGTCGCTGCCTCTTTTTGTTTCTTGTAGGCATTAAACTCCTCCATATCCTTATCAGAAGCAAAGCCTTCCCTTGACTCAAGTGGAACCTTGTACTGCTCCTTCAACTGATTGAAGTGGTCTCTTGCCTTAGCAAGCTCTTTCTTTTTTGCTACCTTTTTTAATCTGATGTCTCTCTCTTCATCGAGATCCTCGTCATAGTGGAACCTGTCCTCTATCTCAAACTGAACATCCTCTAAGTCTAGATCCTTGTTCTGGTCGAGATAGTATTCACGTAGTAGCTGGTCGTCGTCAACATCATTATAATCCTTATTGATCTTAATGAAGTCGTTTATACCACGGCCTGTCTCCTTTTTGTACTTCAGGAATGCAGAAACATCCTCTGGAAGCTCTTCATTAGCATTACGCTGTTCGAATAGCTCGTCCAAGGAGTTTATCTCCCTGTCGTACCTTTTACCAATATATGAAAGAACGTCTTCGTCTTTTATTGACAATTCTTGTGCTTCGCCTTGCGGCTGTATATTTTCTTGCTCTTGTGGGGTGGAGGCACTCTCAGTGCTTTCTTCCACTCTGTCCACGTTAGCTTCGTCTTCTCCAGAGTTTTCATTTTCTACCTTGTCTAATAACTCCTTCTCAATCTCTTGTGTCGACTTCTCTTCAAAGTCAACTGCTTTTACTTTAATTTCCATTTAATTATATTTTTTACAAAGTTACTAATTATATTTATATCCTATTTAGGACCAAACGACTCTAGGTCAAAACCATCTAGAGTGTCTTCAGTGCTTTCAAAATTTTGTGTAGGTAGGTTGTTCTTTCTTTGAGTTATAAGTGCGGACTGTCTACTGGCCTGCTTGTCTATACGGTCATCCTTAGCCTGCTCCTTCTTGCCCTCTCTCTCCATAAGACCCTCTACCTCTATACCTTTAAGCTGCATGTTGTACTGGAACTCTAGATCCATAAGCTCTCTCTTGGCCTCAACCTCAGCCCTCATTCTTTCTATCTCATACATGGACTCGGCCTGCTTAACCTGTGCTTTAGCCTGAGCCTCAAGCTGTATAATCTGAGCCTTCTGCTGTGCGGCAGCCTGTTGAGTCTGCATGTTTGATTGAGTCTGCATCTGAATCTCTTGCTGCTTCTGCTTCTGTTGCTGCTCCATACGTCTTCTACGCTTAACCTTAAGCATCTCGTTTGCGAGCTTGATATTGTTTATGTTTCTTATATCTATAGCGTCCTCAAGATCTATAGTCTGCTGCTGCAGTGCTATGGATATGTTTGCCTCAAGTGCTTGCTGCTCCTCCTCGTCTGGAGATAGCTCTATAAATATACCAAAGTCATGAAGGTAAAGGTCCCTGACATCGTCAAGTATGGTTATATTATACTTACCTATCTGCATGGCAAACTCCTCCCTGAAGTCTGCATACTCAAGTATATCTGCAACCCTTAGAGATACACTCTCAGCCATCCTCTTTGTCACGTTGAGGCCTGAGTTTAATATATGTCTAGTCGCAGTGTTTGAGTTTAATGCCGCAAGCTTCTGAACACCTACAAGTGCATCTGGGTTTGGTGTAGATGCATCCCTAGCCTCATTGATACCCGTCACATCCCTAATCATGTTTAAGTAGTGGTTGTAGTTTGCTATGAGTGCAGACATCTTAGACTGTCCACTGTTTGAGTTTAGCTCCTGTATTGGAACCCTTGCATTGTTAAAGTCTCCATCCTGTGTGTAACTCCTACCGACAACACTACCTGTCTGGAAGTATAACTTCAACGCATCCTCAGGATTATATGCAGCACCATTTCCAAGGTCTACCTCATTCAATCCATCGGCATCTATAAATACACCGTCAGGTACAACCCTGGACATAACCTGCTGTAGCTTCAGGTGTGTCAGCTGTATCTGATCCGCAAATGGAACCATACGTCTAACCAATGACTCAATATTGCCCTTGTACATCCTAGGTGCATGTGCAACATAGTTTGGCATAGCTTTCTGAGATGCGGACTTAGGTCTAACCATGTTACGCATCATCTCCCACTTCAGTAGTATGTTAGATCCACCTACAAGTATACCGTCATACCACACCTCTCTAGGTGCCTCTATAACCTCAAAGGGCACGCCCTCTCCCATTGGTGGGAAGAACGTATCTCCTTTACGTATTACTCTTTCTCCTCCATTCTCCAATAACTTTTTCTTCCAAACAAATCTCTTTGTGGTCTTGTAATTGAAGTATAGGAGTGTAACAACCTCATTTAAAAATGTATCGTCCTGATAGTTTCTAACTATAGGAAAGTATTCATACCATGCAGAGCTAGCGTTCTTTATCTCTGTAAGTTGCTCGTCTGTAAGGTCTGGATTTATCTTCAATAGTTCTGTATAGTGAACCTGCTTTACCTCTCCGAAGTAGTAGCAGTCAGAGAAGTCCTCCTTCTCTGTGTAGCTGTGTATCCAGTTTGCTGGATCTACATACTCTATATTTACACCGTCATTCACAAGGAACTCGTGCTTCATAACACCGACACCTATGGTCGTGACGTCGTAATCAAAAAGTTTCTTAATCTCTGGGTAGTCTGACATCTTGAATATCGTGTCTATAGCTACCTCTTCAGCTATCTCTATGCTTGGCTTATACTTAAGCTGCATGTATAACGAAAGTTCTTCATCATCCTCTGGAAGCTGATCTGGATCCATGTTACTCACATCGATACCAAACTCCTGCTTTGTAAGGCTTATAAACTCTCTAGACACCATCTCTTTTTCGATCATGTCCTGAAATGCATTCTTCTTCTCTGCAGACATAACATCTTGAGCTTCAGCCTTAACCTTGTAAAGTCTGTCATTCATACCGTTAACCACGATATCGACAAACTTAGGTATGATTGGTATAGGACTCCAGTCAAGGTTCAACATAGACATATCGCCATTTATAGACAGCTCATCCTTGTACTTCTGTACGGGTTGCTCTCCCCTAGCATAAAGCCTTAGTCTATGATACTCACCCCATTGGTCGTAAAAACGACAAGAGTTTCCTTTTCTTCTAAACCATTCTCCTTCTATAGATTTTGCTACCTTTAGTCCATACTTTT